TCGAGCGCGCATTTGTAACGAGCCGATCAAGAAGCGGTTAGCGCAGGGCCGTCATAATCAGAGACCGGTGCGGAAGTCCGGTGCCGCCGCTGTATGATGAAAGGGCTCTCGCATGAAGTCGCTCCGCCCTGTCTGGATCGTGCTGGCCCTCCTCACGGCTGCGGCGGTTTTCTATTCCTGGGTGCAAGCCTGGACCACCGACTATTCCGCGTGGCATATCATTGGCCTCGGGCTGAGCGTGGTTTTTCTAGCACTCGTGTGGCTTTATCCCGGCGTCCGCCAGCCGACGAAGCCGCCGCGCTGATACGGCCTTAGCAAGCGCGCTGCGTTGACATCCGCATACGGAGTTGCTAGTCACCGGGTCGGTTGGCAGTTCACCAAGGCGTTGCCGCCCCGCAAGGGGAGCTAAACCTGCCCTCTATCGGTGTCACGGACTCTTATCCCGCGCCAGGTCGCAAGACGGCAACCCCGACAATCCAGGCATGGATCGGCGCAATGTCGAGGGGTAAGCCATGTCACATCTACGCCAACGCGCTGGCACTTGCGCGCATTTTGCATCTCCAACCATCATCAAGACGGCCCTTGGCCCTGTCGAATGCGCCTCTTGCGGCGAAGGTCCGGCCATTATCGCCTTGCACGGCGGATTGGGCGGCTTCGACCAGAGCCTGCTTCTGGCGCGGGCTGCCGTCTCGGCGCCAGGGTATCAAATACTGGCCATATCGCGTCCCGGCTATCTCGGAACGCCCTTGAATGCCGGGCGGACGCCTGAAGAGCAGGCGGACCTTTGCAAAGCCCTGCTCGACGCGCTCGAAATCGGGAAGGCCGCCATCATAGCCGTCTCGGCCGGAGGGCTCGCCGCGCTTCAATTCGCCCTGCGCCATCCGGAACGGTGCTGGGGATTGGTGCTGGTCTCCGCCGCGACAGGCCATCTCGACGCGCCGCCCGAGGTTCCCCGGCGTCTTGCCGCGATGAGGCTGCTGTCGCGCATTCCCTTCGCAACCGCCCTGGTGCGATGGCGCATGGGGCTCACGCCTGAAGCGTCAGCGCGCCGCTCCATCGCAGCGGCTGACTTGCGGCGGAGCACCCTCGCCCATCCCGACGCGGGCCCGCTGATGCTCGCGCTTTCGCTGAGTGTGCTGGAAAGACTGCCGGAACGTCTTCCCGGCGTCATGAACGACATGGCGCAACTGGAGGCGGCGGACGTTTACCCGCTGGAAGATATTTCTCCGCCGGTTCTTGTCGTGCACGGCACCGGCGATCGCGTGGTGCCCTTTTCGCATGCGCTGGAGGTCGCGAACAGGATGCAACGCTCCGAACTCATGGCGATCGAGAACGGCGAACATGTAAGTCTGTTCACGCATCTGGACGTCATAAGGGATCGGGTCCGGCTCTTCCTCGCCCGCCACGTTCCGGCGCCATCGTGCGCTCAATCGGACGCGACGCGACGCTGTGGTTCCTGATTGTCGGTCAGTTACCTGCGCCAAATCGGGTCCGGTTTAGCGCAGGCGGTTTCAAAGCCCGGATTCGGTCCGGGCGTATCAAACCGATTATTGCAGCCCTCCCCAAAACGACCCGATGAGGCTGCGGCATAACCCGCCTTCATCGAATCGAAAGCGGCGTCCATCCTTCTTGTTTTGTCCCGCTCTTATCGGATTTTCGGAACTCGCCAGGCCTAGCCAAAATCTGCCTTCCTGGCCGGGCGCCGACCACAACCGGGACTGCTTGGCCTCTGGACTGGCTTGGCGGACGCGAAAAACTCGCCTGGATATCGGGCCAGCGCGTGCGCAAATTCCGGCTGTCGGCGCATGAATGCCTCGCACGCAACTTCTTTCAATCGCGGCGACGTAACAGGGCGATCATATGTTGCCTAGCTCCCGAACTCTTGATATGAGGATGCGCGCGCGACAGGCGGCATGCGAAAGCGACCCTTCGGGTCGGCCGTTATTCTTCGTGTGTCCGCGTTTCCCGCGATGGAGAGGTGCTAGAGTGGTTGAATAGGCCGGTCTCGAAAACCGGAGTACGGGCAACCGTACCGTGGGTTCGAATCCCACCCTCTCCGCCAATCCGTCAAAAATTCCCAATAAAATCAAGGTCTTAAGCCTCAGATTGTGAAAACACGAAAATATGTTTTCACACCCTTCGTTCGTCAGCCGTTCTCGCGAAGCGTCGCGAACGCCGATTCGGCAAGCCGCGCCTGGCTCGCCTCGCGGGTGTAGCGCTCGACCTCCTTCAGCGTCGCATGACCGGTGATGGCCGCGATTTGATGAACCGTACAGCCTGCTTCCGCCAGCCGTCGCGCGGCCGCCTTGCGCAGCCCATGGGCCGAACAATGCGAAAGGCCCGCTTCCCGGCAGGCGTCCTTGACGAAATTCCCGAAGCCCTTCTCCGTGAACGGTCGACCGTATTGCGTCACAAGAATCGTGTCGCTCCCGATGACCGGCGCCGCCGCGAGCGCGTCCCGAAGCTCCGGCAGAAGCGGGATGCGAAGATGTGCGCGCGTCTTTTGTTGGGAAAGGGACACCGCGCCGCCCGCAATCTGCGATGGCCGCATCTGCCGCACATCCGCCGACCGTTGCGCGGTGCATAGCAGAAGCTCGAAAGCGAGCCGCTGGCGGCTCTCGATGGTCCAGCGCTCCCGATATGCTGCCACTTCGTCTTCCGACCACGTATGAAAGCCTTTCACCGTGTGACGCAGCTTTTTCACCGTCCGCGCCGGGTTCGCTTTTATCCAGCCCGAATCGAGCGCGATATCGAGGACGATCCCAAGAACCGATAGCAGCCGATTCGCCGCCGTCGTGCCGTGGTCGCGCGCCTTGTTTTCGGCAAGCGCCTTGATGTGCTCACGCGCGATCCCGGCAACGGGCTTGCCCCCGTGGGCTTCCCGAAGCGCTTCCAGCACGCCCCGATAGGTCTTTTTCGTGGAGGGCGCGAGCGACCGCCATGCCGCCGAAGAGTAATAAGCCACGATGACCGCACCCAATGAGCGCGGCACGGTGCGGTCCGCCCCGATCTCGGCGGGCTTCGCCTTCATCGCCTTCTCATAGGCCGCCATAAATTCAGGCGTCCATGGAAGACCGGGCAGCCGCGCGCGCGGATAACCGGGCCGAACCAGATACCAATAGGTTTTGCTACCGGGCCGACCCGTCTTGTAGTGGCAGTATGGCGGTGGCCGCCTTAAAGGATTTCGTCCCATGGGTTTACAGCTCCTTTGCTTAAGCTTGATCCGCCCAGCCGCGACCAGTCTTCGCGCAGCCCGGCAAGGTCAAAACGTGGGCAGCGAGGCGCAAGCCGCAAGGCGGGCGTGATCTTGCCTTCGCTGACGAGCCGCGCGAGAGTGGGCAAGCTGACGCCGATCAGGCGCGCCGCTTCCTTGGGCGACACGCCCAGCGGCTCGACTTCAGAGACGATTATCGGAGCGGCGCGGCGCATGGCGTTCCCCTTCGAGCAGGTGCTGGGCTTCGTCTTCGAGTTGCTGGCATTCGACGGCCAGCGCGTTGCCTGCCGTCTCGATAACCGTTTCGAGGCAAACGCGATCTTCGGGCATGAAGTACAGCGCGACCTTTGTCTTCGCCTCATGCAGAGCGGCTGCTTGCCCGCGCGCATAGCGCATCCGGCCCGTCAGCATCTCGAACATCGGGCTTTCCTCGCATTCCGCGAGCAAGTCTCCCACCGCGTCGATTTGGCGGAAAAGCCGCTCTGTCGCGTGTAGCGACCTGTGCAGCTCTTCCGTTTCCTCGATTTCGCAAGCGGTGCGCTCCGCGAGCTTATCCAAGCTTGACATTGACAGCCCCGCTGGGGTTAGGCGCCGCCGTGACAGCCAGGCCGATCTTCGTGTTCGAGCCCACCGTCGAGGTGACGAGCTTTGTGGCGCTCGCGTAGTAGACCGGATCGCCCACGGCGAAGCTTTCGGTTGAAACCTTCGCCAGTTCGAACACGCCTTCCGTCACAAGGTCGAAATCCTCGCCGGACGCAGCATCAGCTGCCGCGATGCCGTGAAGCGCTCCAATGACGACGACCTGCCCGGAAACGACGGCGGCCGGAGCGGGAACAGTCAAGTTAACGCCGGGTTGAATGTAGTTTTTCATCTGTCGAGTCCTTTTGAGCATCTGAAATGGATGGTGGACGGCTGCCGACGCTGGGCAGCCGCAATTTCAGCATCGGCGGCCGCAATGGCCGCCTTCATCTCGCTGTCGGAGCGGTACTCGATCTCCACGCCGTCCGAGTCCTTCACGCGGCGGACACCTTTCATTCGGGACTCGAACAGCGCGTCACGCCATGCGATCAGCTCGGCAAGCGTGGCCATGGGCTTACGCTCCCGGATTGCGGACGGCGCCGCGCCAGTCGATAGCGCCCGCGCCGAAATCAAGATGAACGCGATATTCGCGGCTGAGCACCTCCCAGCCCTCGCGCTCCGAAATTTGCGGGCCGGGAGCACTCGAAAGGTACGAATATTCGAGCACGGGCACGCTGGCCGGATCGGCGAAGACGTACCAGGCTTTGCCGGAAATACGCGGCTCGACCAGAAGCACGAGCTTGCCCGCAAAGGGGTTCACGTCGCCTGTGGTCGTCGCGGTAATCGACGTGAGCAGCTTTTCGGCGGCCGTTTCGATTTCCGGGCCGACGAGCAGATATTTGGGCGTGACCGCGATGACCGTCTTGCCGTCGAGGCCCTTGCGCGTGCGCAGCGCCAGGCGCGCCGCCGACAGGCTCGTTTCGGAAAGCGCGGCAGCGGTCAGCAAGTTGCCGTGGTCGGCATGGAACAGCCGTTTGTCATCTTCGCCCATCACTGGGCCAGCGCCCGAAGACTGGCTCAGGAGCGACCAGAGAAGCGCAGCCTCAGTCTGGGCAGCGGCCTGCCCAGCCACCTGGGCAAAGTCATTGAACGCGCCGAGGTCATCATTGATCAGGGCCTTGCGGGAGATGCTGAACATCGCGCCGAAACTGTCGATCGCGTAGCTTTCCTCCGATTCCCCGCGCGTCACGGATTTGATTTCGCCCGCCTCGCTAAGCTTCTGCAACGAGCCGAGTTCGCCCAGGCGCAGCGTGCTGCCTGGGCGGAAATCCGTGCGGCTGCCTTGCCGCGCGAGCTGCTTCAGCGGGCTTTGCGCCGCTTGATAGCTGGCTAGCAGCGAGCGACGGCCAACACCCGTAAGCAAGGCCGGGAAATCGCTCGTGGTATGCAGAGCGGCGCGGAACAGCTCATCCGCATTCAGCCCGCGCGTCGAATGGCCCGCCGCTTCGAGCGTTTCACGGGCGAAGTCACGCAGGCTATAGCCGAGGTACGGCTTTGCCGCATCGCTGGGCGTGCCGCCCGCAGTGCGGACGAAAAGCGCCTCTTCCTGGGCAGCGCGGCGAACTTCCGGGTTCTCAGCGGCCGGGCTATGCACGCGGATGATGGGCGTCTTCTTCGAGCGCTTAAGGAGCTTGTCGAACAGGTCGGCACGGACCTCTTCCTCCGAAAGCTCAGCGTCGATATAGGCGTCAGCCGTTTCGACGGGCTCGCCCGCTGCGCGAACAAGCTCGCGGATATGGGCGCGGGTTTCGACCTGCGTCGACTGGCTGTCTTCGTTTTCATTGCCCTGCGGCATGGGTTTTCCTCGAACAGTTGCTCCCGCATCGGCGGGCGTTGCGACAAATGACGCTTCACGAATGCTGGGAACGATGGTTCGAACGCGCTGCCCGTTCTCGGTCGTCTCGCGAACCGACGCCGCGCCATAACCAATCGAGACGCCGCGAAGCACGCCTTCCGCGACCTTGGTGCGGACGCTCGCGGCATCGTCTGCGGCCGAAAGCTGAATCGTTGCGACAAGGCCAGCCGCCTCGCGCCGCGCATCGCGGATAACGCCCACGACGTGTTCGCTGCTGGTGGAGCGGTGATTATCGAGAACCGGCAAGCCCACGAGTTTCGCGGGATCGACGCCCGCGAGGTCCAGCCGCTCGATGTACGGGCCGCGCGAATCGCTGCGCTTGACTGGCGCGCCGGTGGAGATAATGGCCTCGATTGTGCGCGTGGCTTCATCCCACGTCGATGGGCTTACAGGAGCGCGACGCTTGAAAACTTCGTCGCTGGTCGAACTACGCAGCGGCGGGTGTTTGTACTGCTTTTTGGGCATCGTCTTTCCCCGTAAAATTGAGCTTCAGTTCGGCTTCACGCGCGCGGTCTTCAGCGATTTCGGCGTCGAGATCGGCGATGCTCCAGCCGCGTGCAGCTACGAGCTTGCGGCGGCTCGTAAGCCCGGCTTCAAGCTCAAGCTTGTCGGCTTGCGCGGCCTTCTCCGGATCGACTTGCTGCCAGGCAGGCGGAAGCCATTCGCAGCGTGGCACGCTCTTGAGTTCGCCCGACAGCAGCGCAAACTGCATCACGGCCTTCCAAACCGGATTGAGCAGTTGCGGGACCAGCACGCCGTATTGGACCTGCTCAACGCGCTGGCGGAACGGCAGAAGCCCAGCGCGAAGAGAGCTGTAGTTCGCGTTGCTCAGGTCGCCGCTCAGCATGTGATCGGGCAGACCAAGACCGGCAGCCAGTTGACGAAGCTGAAAGTTCAGAAACGCCGCCGTTTCACTTGCCTGCGCAGGCGAATTGAACTTCACGTCGGTGCCAGCCGGCAATCGGCGCATAGTCCCAGGTACTAAATCCACGTTTGACGAATCAGCTTCGCCATCGAACGCGCCGCCCGTCGCGTTGACGTCCGTTATGAATCCGCAGTGCATGGCCGCTGTTTTTACGCCCATCGCTAGCGCGTCAACGGTGGCGTCGAACTCATTCGCCGGGACGATGACCGGCGCGAGCCACGATATGCCTCTTACCTGTCCAACGCCCAACGTCTTGAAGCTGTGCAGGATTGCAGCAGCCGGCACGCGCACGGGCGGCGCATACGACTCGAACGCCGCGTTGGGCTTCGATGGGCGAATCCAATAGGCCACGCGCTGGCCTTCGGCGTTGAACTCGATTCCGTTCACGACATAGCCGCCGTCGGCCAGTTCAGCCGTTTTCGACTCGTCGACCAGTTCGGCCGGAATGGCCCGAAGGCGCACTCCGGCCTCGGTGACGAGCACTTGCAGGAAGGCTTCGCCATCCACTACCAGCGAGCGAGCAACCTCGCTTTGGAGCCCAGAGAAATCAGTTCGCTGGTCCGAGTCGGCTTCGTCCGCCCAAGCGTTGAAGTGCGCCACGGCTTCAGCATCGCCCGCGGGCACGATTCCGCAGCCTACGAGCGCGCCGGTCCAGTTATCAACGGCGTTTCTGATCCATGGGTTGTTCGCGTAAAGCGCGCGGGCTCTTGAACGGACCAGATAAGCGGCGCCCGAGATTTCAGTTTGGGTTTGGCCAAAAGTCCCGAAGCCGTGGGCGCGCCGCCCGCCGCCAGCTGCGTCGAAGCGCCGGACCTGAAGACCGCGCGCAGCGCGATTGAATATGCCTCGAAGGCTTGCGAACGTGCCCATGGTCATTTTGCCAGAAAGCTGAGCACGGGCGAGGCAAGCGCGCTCACCGGCCATAGCAGCGTTTGCGTAACGCCTGGGCGCATGTCGGCGGCGGGCAACTCAACGCCGCCAATGCGGACATCCACGCCGCCGAGGCCGATATCGGCGCGAACGAAAAGCGGAACGCCCGCGCGGATGAACGTCATGTGCTGCTCGAACACGCGCGACGCGCGGAGCTGCAAGTCCATCACTTCCAGCACGGTCCACGACGTGCCGTTCAGGCTGGCGAGGAGGACGAGCGCAGCGAACGCCGCGTCGGCCTCAGTGTAAGTCGTGGTCACGCCGCGCCGCGTCTCGTGGTCGAGATGCAGGCCCGTGATGCGGTGAAACGAATCGACTGCCTCATAGTCGCCGTTGAATGAGCTATCCGTGCTTCGGATGATTCGTTTCTTCTGAAGAATACGGGCGCGTTCATACACGGCTTCCTGCGTGTAGGTTGCGATATTCTGGGTTGCCCATACAGCGTGGGCGATATTTCTCAAAGTGATCGGCATGGTCTCCCCCTTCGGTTGTGGATAACACTAGCAAAGTTGGGAGATTTTTCCAAGATTGATTTTTATTGGATTTCAGTCGGAAAGTATTGCTGGAAATAGGTCTAACTTTCTATGCCTTTTTGCGCCCAATTGATCTTGACGTTAACGAAAAAGAGATCATTTTCGCGGTAGAGTTGCGTCAGTTCACGGGGGCAAACCCGGTTTAGTGCGTCAACCTGTCACACCAATGGAGGACGAAATGGGTGATCTGATCGAACTGGCCTCGCGGCGAAAGGCCAAAGCCAGGCAGGCGCGGAAGCCCAGGAAGCGGCTGCGCAATCCCGTTTTCGAGTGGTGCGCACGCGACCTGCGGGTGCTCGACCGGACTATCGAGCGCGCCTTTCGGTCAGGCGGCGGCGATCGGATCGAGCGCCTTGTCGCAGAGCACTCTGCCCGAGTGCGAGCGGAGGCGCACAAGCTGCTTCGCGAGCACATCGCGCGAGCCGAAGGGCTGTTAGATGGCAGCGAATTCGCGGCCCAGCGAGCAGCCGAGCACGCTCAAGCTGAACGCCTGCTTCGCATGACCCGGAGGTGAGATCGTGCTCACCTCCCTCCGACGGACGTTCGCGCTCTATACCATCGTAGCGCTGCTCTGCGCGGTGCTCTACGTCGTGCTGTTGCTTGGGCCGGCGGCGATCTTGCTGTGGTTTCTCGCCCCGGAACTCTTCGCGATACTTATCGGGCTCATCGCGTTCGGCGTGGGAGTTGAGACGCCGCTGGCCCAACCGACGAAAGCGGCAAGGCTGAAGCGACGATAGCGCGCACGCATACGCTGAAGCCTGCCATTTTGACCCGCTACTACCCTTTCTGTTGGTCGCTAGGGTAGTAGCGGGCTACCCCGCTCCCGGCTGCGTGGCAGGCCGTCCGTTGGGGTACAGCCACGAGCTGTAGACCACCTCCGGCGCTTTCTTCGCGGGCATCGCCGCCGACGATAGTTCGACTTCGCGCCGATCAAGATCGAAGTTGAGCAACTGCCGCGCCGCCAAAGCATAGGCCAGGCAGTCGAGCGCTTCTGAGCGCTGACCGGCCTTGCGGACGAACGCGCGAACTGGCTGCCCACGCACATAACGCACCACGCGAGACTCGCTCGTCAGCTGCTCGAAGTAATTCGCATCGAGGGTGTCACTGAATCGAATTCCGCTCCCGGCTTGCAGGCAGTTCAAGATGCGGTTCTTCGCGGCGTCGACGCCCACCAGCATGAGCCGGACTTCGCGCGTCTTCGAGACGTGCACCAGTGGGCGAGAGAAGCCAGACAAGCCCTTGCACGCGAAAACCCGCCGATTTGCGCGCGGCTTCGCGAACGCATAGACGGCCTGCGTGTGATCGCCATCCGACGAATCGATCAGAACAGCGTCATAACGCAGGACGCCGCCGCGTGGGCTTGTGAAGGTGCGTTTCAGAAGGTCGTCGACTTCAGCCCACGTTTCGGGCTTCAGCGGGCTTCCCCAAACGATTTCGTGGGCCAGCACAAACGCGGCCCCGGCCTTGTCGAAGCCCACACTCGACAGCTCGATTCTGTCGTCCTGCACGTCGATTCCGCCCACGATCAGCAACGCGTCTTCTGGCACGCGGTCGAGCCCGAACGGCTCGCGCCGCGAAAGCAGCGTGCCGCCATCCACCGCGTCGCCGTCGAGGTCGCGCCAGGGTTCGCCGAGCACGGTATTCGTGAAGGTCTGCAACAGGTGCGGCGACTTGCGGGCCGCGAGGAATTCAGCTGCGAGTTTCGGCCATGAGGCGTTGGGCAAAAGACTTATCAGCGCGCTCAGACGGTAGCCGTGGTGCCCGAAGTTGTCGGGCCTGGTCGCGCGCCATCGGCCTGCGCGGACGAACGCGGCTTTCTCGCGGCCTTCCTCGACCACGCCGCCGCAATCGGGACAAGCCCAATGGGCAGTTTCAGGCTGATCGGTCTCCCAGCGGATATCTTTCCATTTCAGTTCGTGGAATGCGCCGCAAGCCGGGCATGGGCACTCGTAAACCCGCTGGTCGCTCTGATCGTACAGGCGGCAAATCCGCGAGGTCGACTCGTGGACGGGCGTGCTGCCCTGAATGATTTTCCGGTTGCTGAACGTCGCTGTTCGACGCGTGGCCAGCGCGACCGGATCGCCTTCGCCGCGCACGTCGACCTCGAACCCATCGATCTCGTCAAGGAGCAGAACGCGCGCCGTGCGGGCACGCAGATTGCGGGGTGCGCGAGCGCTGACGAGCGCCAACGAGCCGCCAGCAAATCGCCGCGAGAACAGCGTATCGCGGTCGTCGCCGGACAGGGAATCACGCAGCGCGGGACTCTCGGCAAATACCGGCTCGATGGAATCGACCATCAGCGACCTGCAATCGCTCTCGGCGGGCAAAACCACGAGAACCGGGCACGGATCGTTGCTGACGTGGTTCCCGAGCGCGGCAACGGCGAGCTGCGTGTAGCCCACGCGCGCGGCCTTCAGGACGCTTACACGCTCGACGGATGGATCGCCCATGCTGCGGGCCATCTCGACCTGGTGCGGCCAGAGGCGCATCTTGCCTGGATGCGCGGCCATGCTCGACGGCAGGACGATGTTCGCTTCCACCCAATCGGCAAGATCGAGCTTCGGAGGTGGGCGAAGCGCGGCCATGGCCTCGCGGCGAAGCATTGCTATTTGGCGCGATTCTTGCATATCAGCCATTTGCCAGCGCCTCTAATGCATCGCGAATCTCGCGGTCAAGCCGTTCGGCTGTCGCGCGGTCGAGTTCAGGCAGACGGGCAGGCACAGCCAACAGGCGAGCGCGCACGTCGGTCAGGATCGATTCCCATGCGGCTTTCACGTCAGTAGCGGACACCAGCTCGCCGCGCGTCTCTGCGTTGCGAAGCGCTTCACGGTCGGCCTGCTCGGCGATCAGGCGCTTGCGCTCTTCGGCAAGGCTTGCGTTCGACGCGGCGCCGGGACGTGTCGTGCGCAAGTGGTCGACCGTGGCGCGGACAGCCGCTTTGAGCGGGAATCGCCCAGGCACTCGCATGGGGATCACGCCTTTGCGAGCAAGCGAACGCAGATGCTGCTCCGAAACGCCCGTCCACTCGCTCAGCTGGAAGGTCGACACAACGCAGCTGGCGATGTCCGTCGGCGGATCATCAGTAGGCGGACCATATCCCAACAGCTCGTCTATGCTGGCGCTTGATTTTATCCGAGGCATCTGCGTTGTCCTTTTGTGCTGAGCTGACTTAAATTTAACTCGCGGTAAAATTAACGGGCGGAAGAGGTTTTAGTGGATCGTAATTTTATCTGTAAATTTATGGGTCCTATGTGGGCGGTTTACGGGTCGAGGGGCGCGGAGCGCGGCGTGCGGCGCGTTGCAAAAATGTCACATTGCGGTTTCGCGGTTTTAGCTGTTTGGCCCACGCCGATAAGCCGCCCCGATAGCCCGCTATTTTTATATTTCCCATATTCTTATCGAATCCCCAGTTAGCCGCTGTTTTAGTCCGTATACGTACCATACACGTTTTACACGTTTCTTCCGTTTCCCCCCTAATGCGTATGTGTGTGTGCGCGTGTGTGTGTGCGCGCGCGCTATGGCGATAGAATCGGAAGAAACGTGTAAAACGTGTATTTCTAATGAAATCAATGGGTTACAAGGCCGTTTTACACGTTTCTCCGAAGTGGGCTCTAACGGTTTTTACGCGCCACAGTTAAAATCCGTTATTTTTAATCATCGAGAGCCACCAAATCCCCCTTATTTTTGCGAACGCGCAAGCCGCGGTAGCCCCGTTTCCGGTCTCGCCCGATCTGATCCCGCTTAAAAAATCCCCGCTGGGATAAGGTCTCCGCAAAAGTTCCTTTCTTCGTGCCGGGCTCTTCGCCAAGTCCGTAAGCGTAGCGCGACCACGAATCCCAGAGATTATCTGACGTATCCACGAATTCCGGGCCGACGTCGCAGCTGTCTGCAAGCCATTGGGCGAAGGTGTCTTCCGCATCGAAATACGCTTTCGTGGCCGCATCCATGACCGGCGGAACGACAAGCCCGCTTTCCTGCCAGTCGAGGCAACCGTCGATTAGCCACGCCAAAATGCCCGGCCACTCCCGCTTCAGTGCTTCGGCCAATTTCGTATTGGGCCGGCGTGGTGGGTGATTGAAGGGCAGAATCAGAAAACGCCGCTTGATGGCCGTATCCACGTCGCGAAGGCTGGGCCTGTTGTTGCCGAAGATCGTCAGCTTGAATTCAGGCGCGAACTCGAAGTCGTCCTGTCGCATGAAACGCGCGGTAATCGTGTCCTGCCCGGTCAGGTTCTTGATCCGATTCTCAGCCCAAGCCTTGCCCTTCTCGGTCTCGGACGCGCGCGCCATGCGGGCGCCCCGAAGTCTCGCCAGCTCGGTCGTGTGACGCTCGTACTTCGTGGCCGTGAGCGTCTCCATACCGACGTTGACGGCGTAATCGCCGAGGATGTCGCCTATGGTGTTGATCGCCGTCCCCTTGCCGCTTCCCCCTGGCCCGTAGACGAAAACCAGCTTCTGTTCTTTGGTCTCGCCGGTCAGACTGTAGCCACCCCATTGCTGAAGAAACCGGATCGCGCCCGCGTCACCCGCCAACGCCTCATCGAGAAACGCGAGCCAGCGCGGGCAATCCCGCTTTGCCCTGAACTGACCGTGTGGGATAGGGGCAACGGCCGTCACGCGGCTGATTCGATCCTCGGGACGCGCGTCGCGAAGCTCGCCTGTCCGCAGGTCGACGGTGCCGTTCGGCGTGCCGAGAAGCATCGTGTCGCGGTTCCACACATCCGATGTCACCGCGAATTCGCGAACCGATCGGGCGCCGCGTTCGATGGCTTCCCACGTGGGCACGGTTTTGAGCGTCTTCGCTTCGCTCGAAGCGATCTTCAAAGACTGCTCGCGGGCATAGTGCAGCGCCAGCTTGGTTTCTTCCCGTCGCCAATACCCATCGAAGCGGAACCACTTCCCGGCATGATGGTCGAACAACAATTCACCCGCGTAGGCTTTTGTGAAGGCGCGAATGACGCTGTCCTGATCAAATCCGGCCGGTTCGTCTTCGTGCGTAGGCTCGAAGGGCTTCGCCGCGTTCTCCCATGCCTGGTTTATGGCGCGCCGCCCTCGCCCCTTTCCGCGCTGTTCTTCCCTCGCTACGTGGTCGGCAGCTTCCGCATGGTATTGGATGACGTCCTCGAACTTTTCCTTCGTGTCGCAGAGATCGCGGGCAAGCTTCGCCAGCCTGAACAGGTGGCCGCTGCCGGATTCGTCTATGGGCCGCTCGCCGCCTCCCTGCATCTGCTTCTGGTAGGCGGGCCCGGCCACGTTGATGAACCAGCGTACCACGTCCGCGTCGACAGCGCGCAGTGGCTTCGGCCCGAAACCGGCGCCGTCAAGCGCGGCCCCTGTCACCGCGAACCAGCCCTTGATCATAAGCTTCATTTCGCGGTGATCGCCGCCACCGCTGAACGCCCGCCCGCCGGTCAGCTTAAGCTCTGCTACATCGGCGTCCGTGACCAGAAAAAAGACCTTCACGCCGCGCCCACTGGGTGACGTCTCGACATAGCTTGGGAAACGGTCGACCACCTCTTTCGCCCAGGTCACCAACTTGCCGTCGTCTAGGCATGAATCAATGTCGAGGCCCCAGATGTGCCGCCCGTACCCAAGATCGCCTAGCATGATACCTAAGCCTCCGGCGCGCACATCGCCCAGCAGGCTTTCCGTAGGCCGATGATCCGCCCACCACCGCGCCGCCCTCTCGCGAGTGGCCCATGTGTCGCGATTGTTGGCCATCGCGTTGCCGCCCGTCCGTGGATTTTTTGGAACCTTAACACCGTTCTCAAGCCGCCATGCGACCCAACGACGCAGCGAGGCAAGATCATCAATATTTTTTATCGGATTGCCACTTGAAACGGTATTTGCCTTATCGTATATAGCACGCATGGCCGTGATCCTTGTCGTGGGGGTTGCGCCTTTTCGGTCTCCAAGAATCTGAACGCCGCCCCGATGGCTCCGGGCGGCGTTTTCTTTTGCAGATCGAGGCTATTTCCCTGAAGAATCAATGGGGAGTGTTTTGCCAGTCGGCAAGGGTAGGACGTTGGAGTCGTTGCGGTAATCGACCCCCACCCTCTCCGCCATCCGTGTTTTGTTCCTTCGCAAAATCAGGCCCTAAAGTTGAACTTTGGCTAACGTTTCCGAGCCTGTTAGCCAATCCGAGTTTTCGCTTTTGCGACGCTCCATCGCCCTTCTGCGCTTCTTGAAGGGCGTAAATCGCGCTCGCAAGATGACCGCCTGCATCCCTGCAAAGCGCAACCGCAATGTCGAGATCCCTAACAATGCCGCCCTCTATCGCCAGCGCCACAAGATCGAGATCATGTTCTGAGACTTAAGGGTTGGCGGCGAATCCACACTCGCTACGACCGCTGCGCCAATACCTTCATGTCTCCGATATGTATCGTAACCGCCGTCATCTTCTGGTTCAATCAATGAGTCCTGAGCCTAACGAACGGCCTTGTCCCCTGCCCCTGTCTTCGCTTCGAGCCATTCCTCGATGACGATCCCCGCGAGCTGCGCTGGAGGTCTCTTGTCAGCCTTGGCAAGTCGCACGAGCAGCGCCTTTTGCGAGGGCGTCAGGCGGATGGTCGAGGGTTTCGGTCTTCTTCTCGTCCATGAGCACGCTGTATTCGACTGTGCTTCATAGGTTCATCGTGTAAAAAAATTATACGAGTGTCGTGAACACGGAGTTGCGCGATGGAAAGTGAAATTCGTGTTCTATAACAAAAATGTTTTATTCAAAACTTCGGATAAGCCATTGACCTGTCGTCCAAGCGAGGCCGATGACAAAAACGAAGTTTCATCCTGAAACGCCGCGGCCTCGCGACTGGGAAAGCACACCGTCTTCGGCGGAACAAAAAAGTTTCATTCGAAAGACGAGATCGAACAGCTGACCAGAACCAACCCCACGTTGCCAGCCACCATCAAGCCGCCCAGCCGCGCCGCGCCTTACGAAGCACCAGTAAGAACATTGGAATGCCGAGGCATTCGGTGACGATGCCGATGGGGATTTCGGCACTCGCGACCATACGCGCCAAACAATCCGCCGCGAGAAGGAAACTGGCGCCGAGCAAGGCGCTCGCGATCAGAAGGCGGCGGTTCCCGGGGCCGAGCAGGATGCGTGCGGCGTGGGGAACGAACAGGCCGACCCAGCCGATCATTCCGACCATCGAAACGGTAACGGCCGAAAGCAATGTGGCGATCACGATGACGGCGTACCGCAAAGTATCGACCGGGATGCCGAGTGCACGCGCCTCGTCATCGCCCATGGAAAGAGCATCGAGACCACGCCCCAGAAGAGCAAGGGATATGATTCCAGCAATGATCGGCCCGGCAAGCCATAACGTCTGTTCGAGCCCCGGCATGCCGAGATTGCCCATCATCCAGTAAACGATCGAGGGCAATTGGTTCTGCGGGTCCGCCACATATTTGATGATGGACAGCAATGCGCCGAACATTGCGCTACTGATCACCCCGCCAAGGACGAGCGTGATCATGGACGAACCGCCGCCGAAGGACGTTGCTACGCCCACTCCGACCGCTACAGCCGCAAGCCCCATAACGAAGCACAGGAGCTGAATGAGTGCCCAGGATCCGTCCAGCACCATTCCGAGAGCCGCACCGAAAGCCGCTCCGGCAAGCACACCGAGAAGGCCGGGGGACACAAGGGGGTTCCTGAAAACCGCCTGAAAGGCAGCGCCCGAAGACGCGAGCGCCATTCCGACGAGGATCGCCGCGAGCACCCGTGGCAGGCGAACATCGACAAGGATGTTGGACAGGACGGCCCTTCTCGCCGGGTCCATCTCTGTCAATCCCGCCGAGGCGGCGAGGAAGTGCAAAATCTCGCTCACTCTTATCGGGTAAGCGCCGACAGACAGCGCCAGAACCGTCATTGCCAACATGAGCACGATACAGCCGAACAGCCAGCCCGGAACCGGGATACCGCGCCCGATCAT